CACCTGATTGGCGAACGTGAGAACCCCATGAAACAAGCATCACACAAAGACGAGGCCATGACGCTGGCCGAATACACCGAAATTCTGATGGAGGACGAGAATCAGCCGGCCTGGCGCACCAATGCCGACAAGGAAATGGACTATGCCGATGGCAACCAGCTGGACAGCGAACTGCTGCAGCGGCAAAAGAATTTGGGCATTCCACCTGCGATTGAAGACCTGATAGGCCCGGCGATGCTGTCTATCCGTGGCTACGAGGCATCCACCCGCACGGACTGGCGCGTGACAGCGGACGGCGGAACGGGCGGGCAGGACGTGGCCGACGCGCTGAACTACAAGCTCAATCAGGCTGAGCGCGCATCCAAGGCTGATGATGCGTGCGGCGGTGCATTCCGCACACAATCGGCCGTTGGCATTGGCTGGGTTGAAGTGTCGCGGGAGTCTGATCCGTTCAAATACCCCTACCGCTGCAGCGTGGTCCACCGCAATGAGATCAGCTGGGACTTCAAGGCTAAGTCGCCAATCCTTGAGGATGCCCGCTGGCTGCGCCGTAAGAACTGGCTTCGCCCTGAGCGCATCATCCTGGCCTTCCCCAAGCACAAGGCGCTGATTCAGGCGTGCGGCAAGGACGGCGCGAATTGGTGGGCCAGCTCTGCCAATGAGTTCGCTGACGGTGGTGTATCGACCGGGCTGCAGAATGCTTGGGCTGCTGGCCGTGGCTGGACCGTGGAGGAATCGCGCTGGTACGACCCGAACGCCAAGGAGTTGTGCCTGTCAGAGCTGTGGTATCGCCGCTGGGAGAGCATCCCTGTGCTGACCAGCCCGGACGGCCGTGTAGTGGAGTTCGATGAAGATAACCCAGCACACCTTTTTGCGATGGCCACCGGCGCGAGTAAGGTCACGATGGCCGTAGTGGCCCGCGTGCGCCGTGCTTACTGGCTTGGCCCGCATTGCCTGCACGACGGTCCCAGCCCGTACACGCACACGCACTTTCCCTACGTGCCATTTTGGGGATTCCGCGAGGACCGGACGAACGTGCCATTCGGCTATGTGCGTGGCATGGTGTATCAGCAGGACAGCCTGAACAGCGGCAACAGCAAACTGCGCTGGGGCATGAGTGTGGTTCGCACGGAGCGCACCAAGGGCGCCGTAGCCATGACCGACGCGCAGTTTCGCCGGCAGGTGGCCCGTGCGGACGCCGACATTGTTCTTGACCAGGCACACATGGCAATGTCGGGTGCCAGGTTCGATGTCAAGCGCGACTACACCCTGACAAACCAACACTTTCAGATGCTGCAGGAGAACCGCGCTGCCATCGAGCGCGTCAGCAGCGTGACGGCCGGATTCATGGGCAAGCAAGGCACGGCCACCAGCGGGCTGCAAGAGCAAACCCAGGTGGAGCAGTCCAATCAATCGCTGGGCGACCTGATGAGCAGTTTTCGCGCTGGCCGGTCCCAGGTCGGCGAGCTGCTGATTTCCATGATCGTGGAGGACATGGGCACCAAGGAGCAGACCATCATCATCGAAGGCGATGCGGTGCGCGAAGACCGTTCCATTGTCATCAACAAGGCGGAGATGGATGAACATGGGCTTGCGTACCTGTCCAACGATCTGCAGCGCACGCGCCTGAAGGTCGCTTTGGAAGATGTGCCAAGCACAAGCTCCTACCGTGGCCAACAGCTCAACGCCATGAGCGAAGCCGTCAAGAGCCTACCCGACCAGTACAAGGCCGCCATCATGCCGTTCATGGTCAGTTTGATGGATGTGCCGTTCAAACGCGACGTTATCGAAGCCCTGCGTGCGGTGGACGTGCAGCAGAGCCCGCAGGCCATTGAGCAGCGCATCAAGGACGCGGTGCAGCAGGCGCTTATCAAGGCTGGCAATGACCTCAAAACGCGCGAGCTGGACATGAAGGAGCGAAAGACCGACGCGGAAATCAATGCCATCGTGGCCCAGGCCGTGCAAACCGGCGTGCAGTCGGCATTCAGCGCGATGCAGGCGGCAAACCAGATCGTGATGATGCCGCAGGTTGCGCCCGTGGCCGACGCCATCATGCAGGGCGCTGGCTACAAACGGCCGAACCCGGGCGGCGATGATCCCAACTTTCCCCAGCCGCAGCTGATGCCGCCTGCAGGCCCGCCTGCAGGCCCGGCTCCAGCGCAGGCAGCGCCCATGCCGGGCGTCCATCAGAACACCAGTCCCGAGTTTCCGCCCGTGCCATCTCATGGCGCTTCATCTATGGCTGGAATTGAAACCACCAATCCAGCTGACAACCTACAAGGAGAAGTCGTGTGATTCAAGTCATCCCCGTTCGGATGATCCAAAAACCGGCTGACCCCCTGTAGGGTTGGATTTGCAAACTGATTTATTGCAAACTTCATTTCGTTGGCGGTGAAAGCCGCTGACGTAAGCAACGTCGTGATGACGTGGCACACATGCAACGCTGTGAAGCGTCGCGTTCCTTAAGCGGGAGATTGCTCAGGTTCCGGTTAGCCGCTCGCCTTTTTGAGGCTGGTCAAGCCCCGGAACCTGCTCAGTCAAATGCTGTAACCCCTCCTTTGCTGCTGTTGCGATAAACAGTGGTGGGCAAGCATGACTACACAACAAGACGAGTTTTTTCAGACGCACGCGCCAGATGGCGTTTTGACACCTCAACAGGCGGCTGAGTTCCTTGAACTTAGCCAGGGCGACACCGGCACCCCGACCGTACCGGAAACAGGCAGCGCGCCCATCGCTGCCCCTGCTGCTGAACAAAATGCCCCGATCGTGCAGGGCACCGAGCCCGACCCTGCCAATACCGTGATTCTCGCCAGGGATGGAAAACACACCATCGGCTACGAGGTTCTGGTGGAGGCGCGTGAAGGCGCGAAGCATTGGAAAGCACAGGCCGCTGAGCTGGAAGCCCTCAAGGCCGAAGCCCAAGCCCGTGCAGACGCTGGCCAAGCACCTACCCAAGCCGACAACGTGCTGGCCGCTGCCACCACGGCCATCGAGCAAGGTGTGGACCCGGCCCTCTTCGGGGATTACTCCGAGGAGGCGTTGGCCAGGGGCGTCAGTGCGCTGATGGAGAGGCAGGCAATTGCACTGCGTGAAGAGTTTCGCAGTGAATTGGCCAAAGTGGTTCAGCCACTGCAAGCCAAACAAACTGTGGATGCGGATGCCGCGCACATGAACGCGATTTATGCCAAGCACCCTGATGCGGATTCGATTCACGAAAGCCAGGAGCTGAAGAACTGGATTGCGAGTCAGCCGAGCTTTGCGCGTGCGGGTTATGAGTCCGTGCTGCAAAAGGGCTCGACTGACGAAATCATCGAGTTCTTTGACACCTTCAAGGCTGCCACTGGAAAAACTCAAGCCGCAGACCCGAAAGCGGCTGCAAGAGCGCTTATCGCTCAGATGGAAGCGCCAATACCAGCATCCCTTTCGGACATTCCGGGTGGGCGGGCTGGTGCTGGTAACCCCTATGAGGCGCTTGACCGCATGGCTGGCCCTGCACTGGCTGACGCTCTGGAATCCATGAGCGCAAGTCAGCGTGATGCCTACCTGAACCGACAAATGTAAATGCTCCCCGGCCCCGTCGTGATGACGCAGCCGATTCAGTCCCAACGAAGGAGGTCATCATGACCAATAAAACCAATACTGGCTATGGCGACAAAGTTGCGATGGTCCAGCAAGCCGCAGGCCTGTTTGCTGCGCACATGACCCGCAACACCACGCTGAACCGCCTGACCGGCAAGATGCCCAAGGGCACGGCCGGTGCGGTGGCCACGCTGCGCAAGCAGTCCACCCAGCACTTGCCCATCGTGACCTGCCAGGATTTAGGCAAGGGTACTGGCGACGAGGTGACTTTTCATCTTATCAACCCAGTGGGCGCCAAGCCCATCATGGGCAGTCGCTACGCCGAGGGCCGTGGTGTGGGCATGAAGCTGTCCGAAGACCGTTTGCGCGTCAATCAGGCGCGCTTCCCGGTTGACCTGGGCAACACCATGACCGGCATTCGCAGCCCGGTGGACTTTCGCACGCTGGGCCGCCCAGTGGCACAGAACCTGATGGACCGCTACGTGGACCAATCGTTGTTGGTTCACATGGCTGGCGCCCGTGGCTTTCAAAACAACATCGAGTGGGTTGTGCCGACCGAGGCAGACGCTGATTTTCCTGAAATCATGGTCAACGACGTGCGCGCACCGTCCAAGAACCGCCACTACATCGCTGATGGCGCTGGTATCAAGGGCTTCACCGTGGTCGGCGGCGAGGTTGATCTGACCACGACCGATCTGTTCAAAATGGACACCTGCGATTCAACCCGCACCGTCATGGAGCAGATTGCCCTGCCACCGCCTGCCGTGATTTTTGAAGGCGACGAAGCTGCCACCGACTCGCCTTTGCGCGTGCTGTTGGTATCGCCTGCACAGTACAGCGGCTTTGCCACCGACCCGTCTTTCCGTCAGCTGCAAGCCAGTGCCCTGGCCCGTGCCAGCCAGGCCGGAAACCATCCTCTGTTCAAGGGTGATGCGGGCCTGTGGAACGGTATTTTGATTGTCAAGATGCCCAAGCCCATCCGTTTCTATGCCGGTGACGTGATGCGCTACTGCGCGGACTTCACCACGGAAACGGAATCCACCTGTGTCGTGCCGGCATCGTTCGGCACGACGCATGCCGTGGACCGCGCCATCCTGCTGGGTGGCCAGGCTGTTGCGCAGGCACTCGCTGCCAGCGGCAAGAGCGGCATGCCGTTCTTCTGGAGCGAGAAAGAGCTGGACCACGACGACAAGGTGGAGCTGCTGCTGGGCGCTATTCGTGGCGTGTCAAAGATTCGCTACGAAATTGACCACGGCGACGGCAAGCAGATGACCGATTACGGCGTGACGGCTATTGATACCGCTGTGCCCATCATCGGCGCCCGCAAGTAAGGACCACGGCAGGGAGCGGGGCAACTGGCTTCCTGCTTGACCTACTTCCCAACGATTTATAGGAATCATCATCATGCCCACCATCAAAGTTTCCCAATTCCGCATTGGCCAGTTTGGCAGCGCCCCTTACGGCAATGCCAGCGTGCTGCCGTTCCAACTAAAAACTACCGCCGCTGGTGCTGTTGTCAATGGCGACTCTGCTGCAGCTGTCGCGCTGGGCGACAAGATCATCCTGGGTTGCCTGCCCGAAGGCATGCGCTTGGATGACAGCCAGATCATCGTGTCCATCGCGATGACGGCCCTTGTCACGGGCTCGCTGGGCTTTGAGTATGAGGATGGCGTCGATAGCGCCATCGTGCCACAGGATGCCGCCTACTTTGGCGCTGGCATTGCCCTGCATACCGCTGCCCGCGTGCGCAACGCCTCAAGTAAAGCCATCGTCACCCTGCCCAAGCCCGCCTACCTGATTCTGACCACGGCCGGTGCTGCCAATGCCAAGGCCAGCCAGGTGGATGTGATCGTCATTGGCGAAATGACCGGCGCGCGCTAAGCGCTGCCCCTGAAAGAGCCATCCGGTCCTTTTCCCCAAAATAACGGAGTTCCCTCATGAAGCCACGAGTGATTGCGCAAGTCGCGCACGAAATCAACCGCGCCTACTGCGCATCGCTTGGCGATGTTTCACAAGCTGCCTGGTCCGACGCGCCCGAGTGGCAGCGTCAAAGCGCAATGGCTGGGGTGGCCAT